TTGATGGATTTAATATCCTAAATCCAGATCCGATGTACAACGGCGGAATGACGAGCACTTCTACTGAAGCAACTGATTATATTTATCATACATGGAGAAGGGCTATCGATACTGTTGCCGATCCCGAGTTTATTGACATGAATATCTTGACTGCTCCTGGGCTAACGTTGGAGGGGTTGACCACCCAACTGGTAAGGACTTGCGAAGAGCGAGCGGATGCCCTTGGGATTATCGATCTCCCGAATGTGTATTTGCCGCCTGCCGAGCAGTATGATAGCGGAAACAGGAGTAATCGAATTGGCACAACGCCCACCGCAGCAGCCACTGCATTGAAAAACCGGGTTATCGACTCAAGTTATGGTTGCACTTTTTATCCTTGGGTAAAAACTGTTGATGATAATACGAGCCAATTTGTTTGGATTCCGCCTTCTGTTGCAATGTTGGGGGTTATGGCCAGCTCACAAGCCAGGAGTGAATTGTGGTTTGCTCCAGCGGGATTCAATCGAGGCGGTCTTTCTGACGGTGCAGCCGGAATTGGAGTACTGCAAGTTTCAGAGCGCCTTACTTCCAAAGATAGGGATACACTCTATGAAACAAACATTAATCCGATTGCTACCTTCCCCTCGACTGGAATCGTTGTCTTCGGGCAAAAGACCCTTCAGGAACAGCAGTCCGCACTAGATAGAATCAATGTTAGAAGGCTCGTAATTTATCTCAAGAAACAAATTTCGATTCTTTCTTCACGGGTTCTCTTCGATCAAAATGTGCAGGATACTTGGGATAGATTCAAGGCACTCATTGATCCGCTGCTTACTAATGTTAAAGCGCGGTTTGGTATCGTCGATTATCGTTTGATTCTCGATGAAACTACAACCACTCCCGATCTTATCGATCAAAACATTCTATATGCCAAGATCATGGTTAAGCCAGCGAGAGCAATTGAATTTATTGCAATCGACTTCGTGATTATGTCAACGGGCGCATCGTTCGACGACTAACAAAAGAAGTGGGGGGATTTTCCTCCACAACACTAATTAAAATAGAGAAACATAAGGAGCCATAAAAAATGCCATTTTGGTCAGAAAACTTTACTGCTGGTGGTCTGAAAGACCCAAAGAGAAAATTTAGATTTAAAGTAACCTTTACGGGATTTGGAGACCAAAGCTTTCTTTGGTGGGCAAAATCTGCTGGTAAGCCTGCGTTCTCGATTGGCGAAGCAGATCACAAATTTTTAAATCATACGTTCTGGTATCCCGGAACCGTTACGTGGGAGCCGGTTACTGTTATCTTGGTCGACCCCATTGATCCGGATATGGCAGCTTCCTTTACATCAATGATTCAAGGCGGCGGCTACCATCCGCCCGTTAATTCAGGCGATCTTAATACGATGACCAAAGCCACTGCGGCTTCTGCTCTTGGAAAGGTTTACATATCGCAGTTGAACGCCAAGGGAGAACCCCTTGAAACGTGGGAGCTTTATAACGCATGGATAAAAGATGTTAATTATGGTGAATTGGCTTATGGTGATGACGCACTAACAGAAATTAGCGTTACGCTCAAATATGATTGGGCGAAACTTTCGGTCTCGACAGCCGGCTCCACTTCCACTATCGGGGAACTCCCGGCCGGAACGAAGAAATTCTTCTAATTCCAATAATCGAAAAACATAGACAAATTACAAATTGAGGTGAATGTTGTCAAGAAATAAAGATCGAATCGGTGGCACTCAAAATATGAATGTTGAGACGCCGCCAGTTAACGTTATGCAGAGTAATTCAGAGGGGTTTTCATTTGTTGTTCCCACCGAATTCGTTGAATTGCCATCGAGAGGCAAATTCTACCCAGAAGGGCATCCCCTTCGTGGGCAGGATAGTATTGAAATCAGACAGATGACCGCAAAGGAAGAGGACATTCTTACTTCTCGCACTCTTCTTAAAAAGGGCGTTGCACTAGATCGGGTGCTTCAGAATTTAATCGCTGACAAAAGGATTGATCCTGATTCTTTGTTGGTTGGCGATAAAAACGCCATTATCGTTGCAACGAGAATTTCGGGATATGGCAACGAATACAACACAGGAGTAACATGCCCCGAGTGTGAAACAAATCAAAAATATACATTTGATTTAAACGAGTCCAGTGTGTATTGCGGGGAGGATTGTGTTGATTTGGGTGTCGTAGACAATCAAGATGGAACTTTTAGTGTAGAGTTGCCAAAAACAAAAGTAACTGTTGTTTTTCGGTTATTGAATGGCGCCGCCGAAAGAAGAGTATCGGGCTCTCAAAAGAAGGGCGCGAATGAAAGGAACATAACTCGACAAATAGCAGGCATCGTTCTTTCCGTTAACGGAGATAATTCCGGAGAGGCGAGACAATACTTAGTTGATAATATTCCTTCAATGGACTCTCGACACTTACGTTTGGCGTACCGTCTTGCCGCACCAAACATTGATCTCTCTCAGCAGTTTGAGTGCGAAGAGTGTGGCTACGAGCAAGAAATGGAGGTGCCGCTCACCGCGGACTTTTTTTGGCCTGACAGATGAATATATAGAGAACATATACGAACAGTTCTTCTTTTTAAAATATTCAGGTGGTTGGTCGTTTTCGGAGGCATATAATTTGCCGGTTGGTTTGCGCAAGTGGTTCGTTGAAAGATTATTAAAACAACTTAAAGACGAGAAAGAAGCAATTGAAGAAGCTCGCAGTGGTGGCGGAAGTGGCTCCCAAACATTGAGTGCGCATAATCAACCGGATGCCCCAATGCACATGGGAATGTGAACAAAGGTTGGGTTCCAATTTAGGAGCCCGACTTTTTTTTTGAAAAACTATTTAACATTGTAGAATGAGAGAGGGCTTTATTCATGGCTGATTTTGAATATTCGGGACCAACCGAAGAAGATCTTGAACGATTAAAAGAGATTATCAAGCTAAAGGACAAGGGCAGACTGCGTGACCGGGAGGATATAGACACCGCTAATCGCTTAACTGCTCTATATGGTGACCTTGAGGACGCTCAAGTTGCGATGCGGAGAGAACGCGTCACGCAAAATGCTCTTCTTAAGGAAGAGTTGGCCGAGGCGCGAAAGACGCTCGAAACCTACGAGAACATCGGCAAATCTTGGAAGACGAAGAACGAGGTGGCAGCGCAATCAGTCGAGATAGCCCAAAAAGAATTGCAGATAATGCGCACTCAGGGCGGCTACAACGACGAGGAGATAAAAAAGCAACAAGAATTAATTGAGCAAAAACAGAAGCAAGTTGAATTAGTTAAAAGACAACAGCAAGCCGTAGGGGACCTTACTGGATCTTTTACTAAATTGGTTACACAGGGAACCGATCTCAAAGAAGCTCTTACTGTAGAAAATATAACTAAACAATTTGCTGATTTGTACCATACGCTAAGCTCCGGCACAACAGGCATAAAAGAATTCCTTGTGGGGTCCCTCAAGGGCATCGTCTTTGGCATGATCAACAATATAATACAGTTGACGATGGAGATTGCCGACACCGGAAGAGAATTCCAGCGCGCCACGGGATTGAGTCAAGAATTTGCTGATGATCTCACCGACACGTATCAAGTAGTACGTCAACAAGGCGTTTCGATGAAGGAATTAAGTGCAGCCGGTCAAACTTTAGCGGCCACCTACACCGATTTTACAAAGACTGATAAGGGCGCAAGAGAAGGCTTACTTGAAACGGCGACCGTCTTAGAGAAAATGGGGGTTGCAACCGGCGATTTTTCGCAGGGGATCCAAGCGATGACAAAGGGAATGGGACACACTGCTGAGTCCGCAGAGCACGCCCAACAATCATTGACCATGTTTGCCAAGGATATCGGCGTGGCCCCAGGTAAGATGGCAGCCGATTTTTCTGCTGCCGCTAGCGAATTATCGGCACTTGGCGATAACGGAGTTAAAGCTTTTAAAGATCTGGCACGAACGTCAAAGATCACCGGTATAGAAGTGGGCAGATTATTAGATATCACAAGCAAGTTTGATACATTTGAGGGCGCCGCAAAACAAGCAGGACAATTAAACGCCGCTCTTGGTGGAAACTTTGTAAATGCGATGGATCTTATGATGACAACAGATCCCAATGAAAGATTTAGAATGCTCCGAGATTCGATAAAGGATGCAGGAGTGTCATTTGATGATATGTCTTATTATCAAAGGAAGTTTTATGCAGATTCGATGGGAATGAAGGATGTGGGCGAATTGGCAATGGCTCTCTCTGGAGATCTAGAAACAGTAAACAAAGAATCCGAGAGAACGGAAGAAGATTGGATAAAGCTTAAAACGCAACAGCAGAATATGCTGTCCCTTCAAGAGCAGTTTAACGCTTTAATCGCGTCATTCGTTCCCATCATCAAGCCGGCAGTTCACTTACTTAATGATTTTATGGGGGCCCTTGTGTCGAAAGAGAATTTAGGGGGCGCCCAGAAATTTTCTAAATTGCTTGGGGAGGGTATGGTAAGTTTTGCTAAGTGGATCATGAAAGGGGTCGATGGGGTTAAGAGATTCTGGAACGAAATGAGGGAGACGGAGATCTTCAAAGAACTCCTGGTGGAAATCGGGAAGGCTTGGGAAAAGATAAAAACGTTGGTGAAGGAGCTTCTTCCCAGTATGGATAAACTGAGCGAGTCCGGCAAGCAGTGGCTGGGCGATATTGTAGAAAGACTGAAAGCTATTGATTGGGAAAAAGTTATTCCCGCGGCTATAGAACTTTTTAAAGTATGGGCGAAGGCGAAGATGGGGGAGTCAGGAATAGGAAAAGAGATTTCCTATTGGGTGTCTTGGGTAGAGACGGCCAGTAGTGCGCTCACCACCATGGAAAAGATTTCTGGTGTGTGGCAAACCATGGGCGACATCACGCGCGCAACCGGTGACGCGATCATGCATCCGGTCGACTCGTTCGGCAAACTCAAAGATAAAATCTTTGAGAAAAACAGCCCTGCCTTGTGGGAAGCCCTCAAGGGTTTCGGTCCCGATGTAACCAAAATTGGTAAAGCTTTTAGTGTTCTGACCTCGCCGCTGAAAACCGTAGCAGCAATTTTTAAGGATATGGGGGCAATGATTAATAATATTATGGAAGCCATAACAGCTATTCCTGCGATGGTTATGGCAATTAACGAACTCGACGTTACCAAGGCCGCCGCAATGGGCGCAATGATGGTTGCTGGCGGTACTGCTACCGCCGTCGCTGCTGGTGGTGGTGGTGCCCCCGCCGCTGCCCCCGCCGCTGGAGCCCCGGCAACATTTGTAATTCCTGTTCAAATCGACGGCAATGAGATTGGAAAAGTTGCTTATGAATATTACGGAAATAAAATCAAGCAGATTAACGGATTAGGATAAAGGAGTACTTAAAATATGGCATTTTTTAATAGTTTTAA